GATTGGCAAGGATCTCTTCCTCTTCAAGACGCTCTGCTCTTGCCTGTATTTCTTGGTTAGCAATGCTAATAGGTATAATAATTGGCGCACCAGTAATTTTGTTCGGAACTGGCACAAGCTCACCATGTTTGTTAGGCGCTGCTGCCATAAACAAAGTATTGCCACCAACAATAGATTGCCCTGTCATTGGCACAATAGTTACCGTCTTCTCTTTAGGGTATGGCCTGTCTTCCCCTTCAATCAGCCCACTAAGCGCATACTGTGAAAATATAAAATCATTACCAGCTTCTTTGGCAAGAAGCTCTTGGACCTTTGCAATAAACAAACCTTTGTTGGCTGGATCTGGAAAATGATTATCCAGAGAGTGCATAGACTGACCGCCAATCGGACTCATTGGGTCAGTCACAAGGCCATCTGTCGGCCCAAACACGCTACCAAGAACCTCATCAACCTGCTTATCAATAGTTGAAAAGCTGTTGCCATTAGCAACAAGTATTTCAACAAGCGGTGTAATTACTTGTAAGGCTTGAGTATTGTTTGCCGCTTTTTGAGCAACATAATATGTCAGTCTACTTCTGCCTGTCTTGTAGTTATTATATTGACCGCCTGTAAATGTAACAAGGCTATTAGATTCAATAACTGCTGGGTTTTGTCGAGCTTGAATTAATGCACCCAAAATATCAGAAACTGATCTGTCTTCACCACTAACCCTTTTGATTGCAAAGGCGGATTGATAAAGAGCATTTGTGGCAGGATCTAGGTCTTGCAGCAGAAGTGAGTTTTGAATATTGCCATCTGGACGTACAGCTAACGCATGATCTGACCAATGATTAAGAGCATTTTCAACCGCCCTTTCATTTACATTTCGTCCGTCTGCTACACCCTCAAGAAAATCTAGCAATGCTTGTGGCGGCACGCCCCTAGCTATTGATGTACGCACTGTCGGATGAGGCATATTGTTTGGACGACTTTCATCGGTGCCAAACCAAGCGGCAAGCATTGCCGGATCAACACCAGCATTATCAGCAACAATGCCATCAGTTGCTTCTCTATGCTTTGCATCATTAGGAACAAATGCGTTACCCTTAATATTTTGCGCTGCTTGTTCAGTTGCAGTTAATGTTTTTGGCTTTTTAGCAGTAACAATACCGTTCATTACCTGCTGCACAGTATTTAGATCATCAGCAGGACTCATAAGTCTACGCAGGATATCTGCTTTTTTCTTTGCTTCTTCTGGCAGCTTTACATCAACGTTGCCATCTCGCTCCATATATAGAGCCAAATTTGCAGACTCTTGATAGGTAAGCGTATCGGCAATGCTAACCAAACCTTGCTCAAGTGCATATTGTCTTTGATCAATAATAGATGCGTCTAACGCACCATCTGATACGCCAGCTTGCTGAAATGTAGACCTATCTGCATTGAGAGATGTTTCATAATCAACAACAGCTTGGATGGCAGCATCAAAGTCACCGTCAGCAAATAGACCTACTATTTCACGAGCAGTCTCATCCTCACGACCAGCAATACCATTAGTAATCTTATCAGCTTGCTTTCTTGCTGCTTTTTGGTCTTTTCTTTCTTGAGTGGTTTTTGCAGCCTCTTCGTTTACTTCAGCCTTGCTAAGATCAGACTCTTGATCACCAATAATGCCAAGGATGCTTGCCCTGTTCTTGCGAAAGCCGTCAGTACCTACCAACTCTTGCGCTATGCTGCGCAAAGAGTCAGGAACATCAGCAAGCGCCTTTTCACTGCTTGGCGCTTTTAGAAACTCAGCAACTTGAATTAAGTCATCGGATGTAGCCCCAGCATCTATTGATGCAGCCACAAGTCTATCAGCAGCGCCAAACGATTGGGCTTGAAGCAGCGCAGTACGTGTTTTTGCCTGTGCTTCTGCGTTGTAAACTTCTGGAAAGCCATCAGATGCAATCTGAATAGATCTTGTAACAACGCTAAGAGCAAGCTCAGCTTCTTCCTCAGATGCTCCAAGAGCAATAACGTCCCTATAACCTTGCAGAGCAGTGTCGATGTTCCCAACGGCACTAGCAGCAAGGTCTGCCCTCTGACGTTCTAGCTGCTTGCCTTCAAGATTTAGCTTGCCGGATGCAAGGACTACCCCGCCAACATTGTTAATGATGTTGGCAAACTTAGGTGAGGCATTGGCGGACAAAGCATCAATGTAATCACCAAGCTCTGTTCCGTACTTAGCTGCACCATCAGGGTCATTCTGCACTCTAAGCGCAATCTCTTGCGCTTTCAGTTTAATGTCTGATTCAGTTTGGTTGATGTAGCGCTTCTCAATGGTCTCTTCATACGCTTGCTGCGCAGCAATACCAAAGCCACCGGGAATCTTGAACGCCTCGGGACGCCCTGTTTCTGGATTAATAGTGCGCAGAGAGGCTGCTGATGCAGCCTGTGCTGTCTCTACACCAGCCTTACGCGCCTCTCGCTTTAGCTGATCAAATGATGATTCGATCATGCTATTAGCAAGACGCTCTGCGCCACGAGCTACAAACTCAGTGCCAATATCAGGACGCACTACTCCAATAGATTGAGGCAAGAACTGTCTGCGTTGTTTAATAAGCGCCATTAATCTTGTCCTGTTTTGTAAACTTCATAGCGCCACAGGCCGCTAGTTACTGCGCTGCCAGCATCGAGATAAGATCCAATAAGAGCGTTCCTACCACGAACCCCAGCAGCATCTGCCAGCATCCTTTGCTGTGTAGCTTTAATCAGACCAGTAGACTCAATCATCTCAGCATCTGTATAGGCAACTTCTTTCTGCCTATCCATAAACGCTTTCATAGAACGATCAGATGGATCGCGATTCATAAATGCAGCAAACGCAATGTTTGATGCTTGAGCAGAATCAAACTCTCTTATGCGCTGATTAGCTGCCGCAGCAGCCTCAATCTTTGTTAGCTTTGCTTGAAACCTGCGTTGCTCTTGCTCAATTTGAGCCTGACGTTTTGCTGCGCGTCCACTGTAAATACTCGAAAAAAGTTGTATGCCAGTTGCAGCGGCTTGGATCATAAAGGGATTTGGAGCCATTAGAACGTTACCTCCGCAACAATACCATTCACCTGTAGTGACATAGGTGCGGTTTGAGTAATCTTAACCGTTGGATCTTTACTATACCCAAGGAATCTAAACTCACGCTTGCCAGTTACAGCAGAGCGATCCTGACTAAAATCATCTGTTACTGTGCGAATAACAAGTCTCTTATCATTCACTGATAAAGACAATGTACTCAGCAAATCAACAACAACACGGTTTACAGAGCGTGGCTCACCTGTAAGTGGCCCGCCACCAATCTGTGCATCAATAGGCAGAGTCTCAGCTTCAACATTGAAATCAAAACCAATCTCAGCAGATGTTATTTCTTGTACCGCAGATACATCCACATTGCCGCTAGCAACTGTAAACTCACCAAGATAGTTAGTGCCATTCACAACCTTTACCTTCGCGCCATTTGCAAAGTGGCTAGACACATTAAACACACCGGCAGTTCCAGTAAAATTGTTAGAGAAGTCCATATTCAGTGTGGACTCAAACTCCATCAAGATATGCTTGCTAGTGCCAGCGCCAGTATCAAAAGTGCCAATACAAAACACACGATCATCTACTGTGCAGATAGAATGAAACTTGCCTGATGTTGTCCACTGTGTCCAACCAGCACGTTGCTCTGCTCTATTCGATGTAAACACAGCCAGTGTGCCATCATCATTAAGAACAAAAGCATAAGACTCAGGGCGGTTGATTGCGCCACGCAGAATAGACATCTGCACCGGATTACTAATCAAATGCGGTGACAGCACCGAAATACCAGTAGATACATAAGCTGCTTCTGCATCAGAATAGATGTACTCACGCACTACTGAGCCAGTTTTCTGCACATAAATAGTGGCACCATCAAACGAGCTAGGACGCACAAAGTTTGCGCCATATGATGTTTGCCTACGCACCTGTGCATTAGTTGGTGTAATTGGCTTCTCGGTAAATGACGGTATGTACATCTCAGACGTACTGGTAAAGATCTGCAAATCACGATTAGACACCAGATGCCTGATAGTGTTTATCTCACCAATAGACGCTGTTAAATCTAGCGCGTCATTGTCTTCGGCGTTCCCAATGTCAAAGTTAAAGTAGTCAGCAGATTTGCTTGCCCAAATACCATCAGGCTGAGCCAAGCTGCCGCCTAGCCACAACCTGTTCTCGTGAAAGGTGACAGCGCCGGGGTAGCCCCGCAGCGCACTATATGATTGCTCACCCCATTCAGTAGACGCTGCATGAGTTACAATCTTTGGTGAGCCACCGCCAATAGTAGACTCATTTGCAGACCCACCGGCAGTAACAACAAACTCATTTTCATCAATGACCTCTGTTACGGTGCGAGTGCCATTAATGTTATTTGCAGATATACCGCCCACTGCACCAGCAGAAGATATTGTTATTGAATCATTTTCTGCCAAACCATGATTCACAAAGGTAATGTGAATACTGGTGCTGCCGTCTGTTGTTTCTATTGCATCTCTATCAAGGTGAACCAGAAGTTCATCCGTTATGTCACCTGTAGCCTGTGTGGCAGACTGAACAGATTTAATCTCTATCTCATTGTCATGATACCTTAGAACCACGCCAATATGCTTTGAACTTGGATAGTTACCACCAGACTGACTCCCAGTAGTATCAAAGTAATTTGCGCTTGTTGTAATCGTAATGCCATTGCCGGTACTAGCAGATGGATCAAGCGTTACACCAATATCTTGGAACGAGTAATATGGCTGATTAATACGATAGCTATCAGCACTTGTATTAAACGTCATTAACTCAAGCTGGAATGTTGTAAGACTTGTGCGCACCAGTTTGCGCACCATAAACGTCTGATGAGCAATGAACATAACATCGCCAGCTTGTGCGTATGTTAGCTCTGGTAGCTTGGCGTTGGTAAAAGGTATGGCATTGCTGTCTACATCAGCAGTAAGTGTCTGTATTAAGGACACTGCACCAGTTGTAGGATCAATCTGAAAGATTCTGATCTTTGCGCTTTCAAGGCTAATAATATACCGCTCATCATCAGAAAAGATGAATGGCACCAGCCTGAGTTGCTGCGTGGCGGAGGAATCCACGGTAGTGTCAAACTCATATATGCGCTTGGTGCCAAAGCGTTTGAGCAACCCACCCTCATTGCGCAAAAAGAAGTTTTCTATCTTCTTTGCAGAGTTGTTGTAGAGTGGAGTGTCAGTTCTCGAAACAAGCGATGGGCTGATCTCACCATACTGAAAGTTACTAATCGGTACGCGGACTCTAGCCATTAACTTCGCCTGTCAGTAATAAACCTCGACGTTACCAGCTTGCGCGTGGTCTGCTGCTGTGCATCCAAGCTACGAGCCTTTGCCATTGCTTCTAGCCCCGCCTGTTTCATCAATGATGCTAGACCAGAATCTCTAGCAATAGACGTTGCAAACAAGGTTGCTAGAGCATACTCAACAGCAAGCGTGAAGTACGAGGGCCAGTTTTCTTCATTAGCCCTGTGTGTAAAGTCTGCAATGACAACATCGTTTGGCGATGTGTCAGCATAGATCTTGTCACCATAGATTTGGTATTCAATAGGCAGGTCATTGACGGTAACAGCATGTACCATCAATGTGCCATCTGCCTGTTGATAGGCATATTCATATCTGCCAGTAGGCGCATCAGTTAGCCTGTTTAACACAGACTGATTAGTGGCAAAGCGCCACCTAGCATTAACCAGTGATGCCCTAGCAACATCTTCATACAGATTCACAGAGACAAGAGCCTCTGTGGTTCCGTCTTCAAAAGACGTAATCGGATCTGCGCCAATCAGGATCAATGCCCTTGAGCAGATGTCTACTGCTGAATTTGCTGCCGTACTGGTCATGTCAGTAGAGGGGGCCGTAGCCCCCTCTCCCTATTTTAGTCGCCGTCAGTTTCAACGATAGCCGTGCCATCAGAGACATCGACTACTGAACCTGTGTTCGACAGAACGTTCACAAAGTTTGTGGTCGGAGTATTCGTATCCACAACAATAATAACGTCACGAACAGCCAGCATATTTGCGGCATCGTTGAAGTAACCAGAGGTGTTTACAGTCGCAATTGCATCAGCAGAACTGTAGAGCCAAAGATCACCGTTTGAAGCACCGCCAATACGAGTGAGATTTGCTGCACTATAAGCCATTTGTCACTCCTATCAGTTGTTGTCCAGAACTTCGTACACACCGTTATCGTCGATAACTTTTGCACCCATCGACATCATCGAGGTTGCAAGGTGTGATACTTTTTCTGGTACATAGTTGATCTCAGTCGAGACATCTGCATTGATGCCAAGACCAACAGCCGAGGTATGGTAGGCCATGTTCTTACCAGCGGTGATTGCCGAGGTAGAGAACACCTTGAAGCCCATGAACTCTTTCATGGTCATGCCACCAGCAAACGGCAGGTTCTGCTCACCAACAAAGTCTGACGATGCAAACTCAGTGATAGTAAACAGGTCTGCGTAACCCTTCGGGTGCATAGCCAGATAACGGCCACCATCCTCAGGAATGTTTGCAGTACCAAACGTCTCAAACAGAGACAGGATATCGGCAAGCGCCAAAGCGGAACCAGTATCGTGAATCTGAGTCGAGTTGGCACCCGCATCCATTGCTGTGTAAAGAAGCTCGTCAGTCTTACGACCAAGAGCAGCAGCAGCGGATTGGGCAACAGCCTGACGCTCGTTAATGTTGATCTTGAGTTCATCCAGCTTGTCGATGTACTCAGCGGCATAGAAGTCTTCCATGGTTGCTTCCACTTGAGTGTGTGCAAGCTCCATAGGAGTAACATTGCCGTTACGCGACTTGGTGGAGGCAGAGCCAGCACCAATCTTTTGGAAACGAACAGTCGAACCGGTCACATTGTTTGCCATACGCACAGTGTTCCGCAGTTTGGAACCCATACGCTGATAAGCCATGTGAACTTCGGACTCGAACTGTTTAATAAATGCGACATCAATAGTGTTCGCCATTTGACAGTCCTCGTAAGATTGTTTTCACATTTACGGTTATCTGTGTGGCATCCTCAACGCGATTGTCCTTGCGGGTCGCTCAGTGCATTACAGGCCGACTTAATTCACCAATAACATCATTCTTATCTACAGCGCAACGCTCAAATCGCATGAAAGTATGGCTGTTTATTTCATACATGCTTTCATCAAAGGTAAACCCACACCAGCTTAACCACATAATCGTGTCATGATGGTCAGCCGGTACAAAGTTTTCTACGCTGGCATAATGACCTTGCAGCAACTCTATAGTTGGACGGCATCCCCTAAGAAATGGGCGAAAGTTATAGTTGATTGCATTGGTGCCAAGCAGCCAGATACGTCCTTGAACATCGTCTATTGGCACACTCCCGCACATCCCAATAGGCGTCTCGTCAAGTCGCAATGTGTAAGTAACTGCGCCGTGTATAACCATCGGCTCAGTAAGTGCCTCTAGCGGCGTCAGGTTGTGTATGTAGCACTCCCTGACATCCGCTTTACGCATGTTATCAGCAACACGCTCGGCATGTTCGGGTAGGCTTTTGATCAACGAGAGCCTACCAACTCGCAACGCTTCATTAGCCATTAGTAAACATACGCTTGAAGCCGTCATCGACTTGCTTAACAAAAGTCGGATCACGCCGCGCTGGGTCATGATAACGCGGATCAAGCATCATCTGGCGCAGATCTGCTTCTGTTTCACGTGAAACCTCAACAGCGCCATTAGACGGGCCACCTTCTCTCATGGATTCCATAATGTGTTCGAGAACCATAATACCTTCGGCTGTCTCGCACATACGCTCTACTGCTGGCAGCATATCTTCTGGAAAGAACTGATTGGCAAACAAGCTGGCAGCTTCTGTTCTGGCGTTTGCATTATCGCCTAGCTTTTCTACCTCTGCGTCATAGTCAGGTACATCTGCATTGACTGCATTAACATACATCTCAATGCCTTCTGCAAACTCATCTTGGCTATAACCATTCTCAAAAGCCTGATTAGCCCACCACTGTAGCAGCGGGTTATCGGTAGCCATGTCATCGTCAATGCTGTCAGGGAGAACATAGTCACCAACAGACTCTGGCCTGTTAGCATACGCTTGCTCTTCCATCTCTTTCATAAACTGATCGCGGAATGTTTCTTCCTTAGCACCAATCTTGCTCTCAAGGTTTGAGTAAGACTCAACCAGATCATCAAGAGACTTAAACTTCTCAGGCAGAGCAGCAAGCGGATCAGGTGCCGCTTCCGGCTCAAGCATCGGATTGCCACCCTCGGTTACAATGCCAGAATCTTCTGCTTCAACTTCATTCATTTGATTTCACCTTTTGACCATGCCGGATGCGCGACTCTATTAGGCCCACGATGTATCGCTGCCCCTCCACATGGCGCAACTCCGCATCGGTTACTGCCGCACCATTAACTGCTTCTATTGTAATTGAACGAAGATAGCGCAACACATCTTTGCCAAGCTCGTCTTTGAACAAGGTGGCTATGTTTAGGCTTATCTTCTTATCGTCTTCAAAGTTACGCTGATAACCATCAAGACTGAGGTATTTGTTGTTCGACACCCATCCCTCCTTGAGTTTGCGCATACTGTTGTGCCAAGGCCACAAGCTGTCTGCGTTCCTCAAGGTCGCGGATCAATGAATCTGGCACACCAAACTTCTTGCCGAGGTATGCTGCTGTTTCTTCTGAATCAATAAGTATCTGCACAACTTGTGGGCCAAAGGTTGCTTGAACCAACTCAAGCCAACGCGCCACAGATGTAATGTCTTGGTTTGCCTGTGCCTGTGCAAGTGGCGATACAGAGCGAACCTTTACTTCCCTACCATTGATAGTCGGCAGTTCAATACGTCCCTGCTTCTTTAGGATATAGACTACACGCTGTAGCACAGGCTGTACCAACTCAGCTTGTAGCCTTCCAAATGCAGAACCAATACGGCGGGAGAGATCAGCCATTCGCTCGGCCACCTCTGTTGCACTAGCAGGGGTTCGATCAGGATTACCCAGCATGTCATTGTACAAGGCTCTCTTGATGTTTAGCCTCATATCAGACAGCACAAGGTTAGCTACGTCAAACGAACCAGCAGCGCGGATTGGTTCCAAGCCACGAGAACCAGCGGCTTTCGGGATGACTGTACCCGGAACAAGACTAATAGTGTCAGGGTTGACTACTCCGTCGTCTTCCATCTGGTAAATACCTGAGATAGCCATTTGCGCGTTCTCAAGTATAAGCTCAATAGTGAGATTCGTAGTCTTAATGGCACTAAGCGCATTGATGAGTGGGCCTCGCCCATAGACTTCGCCACTGCATTTCGACCAGCGGAAGCATATAAAAGGATTTGACCCCACACCACGATACTTCTCCTCTCTGACTACTTCTTTGTTTGTGCAATCAATAGCATAGAAAAGATACGCTTCATCATTCTTAACAGTGTAATCCTTGCACACAACCTCAAGGATCTTAACCTTGTCATCAGGCGCGTTCTTAATCTTGTGCTGTAGCTTACTGCCGATCTGAGCATTCTTGTACATAAGCGGCACATCAGATGCGCGTACCTGACGCTCACGATACACATGGTCAATGCGATCATCAGGGCCAGTGTCTAGCACTACATGCGGCAATGGCACAGCCGAGAACATGATTGGATTAATTGCATCGCCCTCAGACACAGACAGCACACCAGTACCTACAGCCAAATCGAGGAAGGACTCATGCACTTCCTGACCAAAGTTGCTGTTCTGTATAACCTCAAAGACGTACTCGGTTACTTCATCAAGCTCGTTATCCACGCTTTCACGCGATTCGTTTGGAACCTCAGACCCCGCACGAAAATCCGCCCATCGCGCAAAGTTTGGCACCAAACCCTGCTGCAAGCGTGATGCAAACTCTTGCACACCAACAACAGCCGTCTCATCAAAGATCTTATCATCACGACGCTGACCTACCGCCTCATAGTAAAACGACTCTCTTTGAGGCAGAGCATACTCGTAACACTCCTCAAACAGATCAACAAAGTTCTCTCGCAGAGCCTTTGCCTTCTCGTATTTTTTCATGTACATGCCAGCAAGTTTATCGTTGCTGTATGTGGCTTGTCCGGCGTCAGTGTTTACAATCATGATCCCTACCCAAAGTAGCCTCTGCCGCCGCTGCTTCCAGTAATTAAGGAGCGACGTCCGGCACCACGAGTGGTTGCCTCAACAGCTTCTGCCAAGGCTTCTTGCTTACGCTCCCTGCGTTCCTCAAGGTTGCGTCTTTTTTGTTCAGCAGCTTCTGCTTCTGCCGCAGGATCAACTGCTGGGCCGGATGGGCCACTGCCTCCAATGCACATGTCAGTCTCCTTTATTAACCTGTATCACCTTACATCCTCGCCCACAAGCCGCTGCGTTTTTGTTGCTTAGGTTTTCGAGCAAAGACATCAAATTCTTTCTTAGCATTAAATGCCCTTAATGGCTTCTGCCCTGAGATAAGATTACGCCCCTCGCCAGCGCCAAGCATCAGATATTGCAGAGCATCATGAATATGCGAATACATGTTTTTCTCTGGCTTGTCATCAAACCTCTCACCAGATACCTGCAATCGCTTGTAGCTGTAGCCACCCTCAAAGCCCTTGATTAGCGTAGAACAGCGGCGGTCAATCAAGAACGCTGGCTTGCCATCAACCATCTTGTTTAGGTTGCTAGACACTGACTCAAGGCGCAGATCTACCGAGTTACTGTGTGTAGGCTGTGCGCGTAATCCGGCACCGCGGAGAATCTGGAACGGTGTGCTTTCATCAGTCTGCGCACGGAAGTCACCCGCAGGATCACCAAAGATATGCACATCAAGGTTGCCAAAGCGGGTAGCAATCTCTTGGCGCAGCATCTCAGCAAAGCGCACAATACCCATGTCAATTGCCACAATCTCAGCTTGGATTAGCCACCTACCCCGCACCTTCTGACCAAACACAGCAGCAGGTGTTAGGCCAAAGTCGATGCCAATATACAGCGGTATGCCATCAGCAATCGGGATCTCCTCCGTTGCGATGTGTGTTTCACCATTAAACATCGGATAGACAGGCTTGCCCTCTTGGATAGTGCCAAGACGGTTCATTACATACACATCAATCCAAGACTTTGTTTTGCCTCGGATTAGATTGGGATAGTAGCTTTCGAGCATGTTCTTGGCGTTCTCAGCCTTGGCATGAGGGGCATAGTCCAAGACATTCCCGTTCTTATCCAGAGCCTCACGCATACCAGACGGCTGCACATAGAAGTTCCAGTTGTCCGGCTTGACCAGCATACGCGCTTGCTCGTGAGGGATGTGGTCAGGGACAGGCACCTCGCCAGACATAATCGGCCACCAGTGATCTTCCTCTGGTGCGTTAGTATCAGCGATTACCCCTGACCACGATGGCCCTCCATCACGCATGGAAGGGAAGCGACCCACGCGCATGGTACAGGCATCAATAATAGACTTTGGAACCTCTCTAGCCTCGTTAATCCAGATGCCAGTAAGTTCCAATGACAGCAGCTTCTTTACATCCTCCGGCCTATCAAGTGCCAAGAAGATAACCTCAAGTTCAAGGTCAGCCTGTTTGATGTTGTGCGTATAAGGCACCGACCACATAAACTTGCCCCACTGATCCTCTGGGAACCAGTCAAGCCAAGTCTTGATTGTAGTCGTTCTAAGCTGTGGGTTGGTATTTCGGATGATTGCCCACCGGCTGCGCCGAATACCATCCTTGTTTGGCTTCTGCTCTAGCGCACGGCGAAACACCTCAACGCAACAAGCAACCGACTTGCCAGAGCCTACTGGCCCCCTGATGCCACGAAAGAACGTATTATCTTTCATAAATGCTTTGAGGGTGGAGCCGTCAGGCTTGTAGCTAAAGTTGGTCAACCTTCTGATCCTTGCCGAACTTAATCATCCGCTCAACCACCTCTGGGCCAATCACAGAGATTACCTTGTCAGCTTCTCGGTCGGTGCAGAACTCTTCTGGGTGGTGAGCAAGGTGTACTTTCTTTACCACCCTGCGCAGGATCTCTCGCTCTTCTGGTTTGAGCGTGTGCAGAAAACTCATCTGTAACTCGCAGTCTTTTTAGCAATGCTCTTTGGTTGCTTTGAGAACTGCTTGCCTCGACGCAGGGCAGCACGTTTCTTCCGGCTAGTGCGCTGATACTCTTCGTCACTCAGGGCAGAGATGGCGGCAGCAGGGAGATACCGCTCACCGGTAGCTTTACTGCCCTGAGTGCTAGGCTTCCCTGACTTGGTGCGCCATTTCTGTCGCGTCCATGCTCTTAGGGATTTCTGTGAAGCCGCTAGTGCCATTAGTTTTTAATCAGCCCCATTACATCCATATCACTGCGCATCCTTGGGAAATCTTTCTTCAATTCCTTTAGATACCGATTGTACAAACGCATAATATTTGGCTTTGCCATAGCATCTATTTCTTTTGATGTGGCGATACCAGATGTCTTTGCCCATCGCTTAAACGCTGTATCTGTATAAGCAACCTTAATAAGGCTTTGGCTTTTAGGTAATGTTTTGGGTGCTTTTGCCATTATTCCATTATTCCTGTGCCTAGGGTTGGAATATCCGAATATTAGTTGGTGTAACCACCGCCAGCCTTCTTATACAGAAGAGCTAGCCTTTGCGCTTTTCTTGCGGACCACTGACCCGGCCTTCCGCCCTTTCCCTCGCGTTTTACGCGGTTGAACAGGCGCTTCCTCAACGCTGGCTTCGTGTAGTTTCCCGCTTCGTTCACCGCCATCTTCTATCTCCAATAGACGCTTTGAGTCACGAGTGTAAGTAGCGCCAGACAGAACCCTGCCGTCTGGCATAATAAAATACGGCCCATCATACGGAGTGCCGTCTCTAAACTGATACTTAGGCACCGCGCATCTTGGCCTTTACAATTTTATCTTGAAGATCCTGCGGCAGCTTCTTCTGTGCAGAAGTCAGCAAAGACTTAGCAGCCTTCTTGGCTTTCTTTTTTCCCGCAGGAGTATAGGCGTACTTCTTTCCCATTACATTAGGCATTGGCTTTCCCCTTCTCTTTGGAACGCTGGTAAGAGGCTAACAAAGAACGACCCCTGCGTACAGCACTGGCCTTGTCACCACGATGCCCCCATGCCTCTAGTGAGAGCTTCAATCTGGTCTTCTCCCCATCCTTGTACAACGGCCCCTTGGCGCTGCCCATCCTTACCAAGAAGCTGCCCTTGCGCCGCTTCTTCTGCGGTGTATCCGCTTTGGCTTTGACCGGTGCCTTGAGTGTGCCGCCGGTTTCCCGCTTGTATGATGCGCGTCCGGCAGCGTTGAGGCCACCGCGAGGGTTCTGTCCTTCTTTGCGCTGCCATGCCGGTGTCCTTGACATTACACGTTCCTGAGATTCACAAGACTCTGCCGAGTGCCAAACGCTGTGCGACGCCCACTGCCGCGCCGCCGCTTAGTAGTCAAAGTGCCGCCACCCATCTGGGTAACTTCTTCAACAGGCTCAGGCTTAGGAGCAGGATCACTCTTAGGCTCGTCAGGACCACGATCACGCTCAGCAGCACGTTGACGCGCTGCCGCCTCACGCATTGATGTGTCAATGCTTGCGCCACCCTTCTTGTAGTTCTCACGCGCAATGTCACCATACTCAGGACGCCCAGTGTAAGAGCCACCCTTGGTAATAGTGCCAACAGTCATGCCATCAGCAATGACAGGTATTGCACCCTCTTGCAAAGCCTTGATCTGACTCTTCAAACTAACCCTGCCAATAGAACCCAAAACAGCACCAGCAGTACCCGGCAGCAACGGATTGTCTAAACGACCGCGTAACTCTTGAATGGAATCAAATGAAGTCTGAGCGGCAGTCTTCTTAGGCGCACGGTCATCTACTCCACCCGGCTCCTTCGGACGCCCACGACGGTCACTCGGCAACTTTACATCAGGCTGACCCGGCGCACGTTTCGCACGAAACTCTTCGCCAGTAGGAGCAGCCCTGCGACTGGCACCACCACCAGTGCTAGGCGCAGCTTTAGGCGCAGCTTTAGGACTAGACGTCGGACGCTGTGAAGACTTCGGCGCACCAAAATTTGGTGCAGCCTTTGGTTTAGCCTTTGGCTTGGGCTTGGGAGTAGAACCCCCGCCGCCACCTGTCCCGCCACCCGGATCTCCGCCTGTACACATGGTCGAACCTTTCTTGCTATTAATGTCTGTAGGGGTCCCCTCGCGATATAACATCGCCTGTTTTTGGGGTACCCCCACCTATGTCAGGTCTATGGACACCTTAATTTCCCCAGCATGTAGATGCATCGAACGA